CCTCCCTCCTATAATATTTGCTGGTGTACGAAACTTAAAGAACGATTCAATGTCTTGCATACCATCTTGTTTTGCTATATTGCGTTCTAGTGTTTTTGCAAAATAATTTGCATATGACACACTTGAATATCTGTCTTTTCTCCTGCTTGATTGCTCCTTGAGTTTTACTCTGTTATCGCGGATATCACTTTCCAGATTCACCATTTCCTGAACCTCCTATGAGTAACATCACAGGATTCTCGGCCAATATCACTATTGTGACAAGTATCGCCGAGCTATCCCCGTAGTTCCTGCGGTTCTTATATATGTTATTTAAGAAGCTAATATATTTTTAAATAACATATTTAAAAACCGTAGACTTTTTGCCATTTGGAGGTTGTTGTTCACATGAATACGCTACCATTCATGCAGTTCTCTTTTTGAACTTCTACATATTTCTATGTAGCACAGACTATATCATCACCCTCGGCATTACCCGTTAGGGGCTACCCACTTCCACACGCTTGTGTGTACTTCCCTCAAGAGGAATAGTCGTTGGGCGTTTTCCTATTCGGAACTTCGCTGCTGATTGCCCATTTTTGTAAAAACACTTAGGATTTAACCTTATGCCATACAATAGATTTTTTCTACTTTCGTAACTTTCACACTTGAGTTTATTTCAACTCTATGTTGTAGTTCTATTGTCTTTAGGGGTTTCCAGCAATTCAAGTAGTATTGGGTGATTTGCTCACCACTATATACACATTTCTGTATATACTGACTATTTCGATTGTTTAGCTCACTACAAAAATTGCGAATGTGCAACAACCGTTTAATCAATTAATAAATGAGTTTGAATATATGGAAGTAATAATTTTGCTTGCATATAAGGATCTAAGTCATTATACCACTTAAAAGATTTTAACACCCGTTCTCCATCATCACTGTTTACCAGGAGTCTAAGTTTACCTTGTTTGATGTCATCTCGAAGCATTACAGCACAATCACTGTTAAACTCGGCATTTCCTTTTACGGCATATATAACCTTACGAGCATTTGGCACAGTACAGCGCTTCGCCATATCATCGTTGTTCATACAATTCAAAGCAGTATAAGTAGTGAGACGTTCTTTGTCAAAAATATCTGTAATAAGATCATCATATATACCTATACCTGGGGTTGTACTGTCCAAAACAAGATAATCACAATCAAACTCATCAAACAAACGCCTTATTTGCAATGACTGAAATTTCGTATGACCGCCTTCGTAAGTTTCTCCGTAAGCAATATTGCGTTTGTATTGTTTATATTTATCCGTGCCAATTGGAACGAGTTGTATAAAAAAAGCGGCGGTATTATCATTCTTTCTACCGCCCATCAAAGCTACGTCAACAGACAAGATGCGAATTTCTCCGCTCTTTTTTAATGGATATTTTAACTTCTTATCATCAATTGTGTTGTACACATCCTGAGTATATATAGGAAAATCAAGAGTTCGTACTTTGTCCAAATCCTCATAAGAGAAAAATGCCTCTTCGTTTGCGCCAAGAAAGATACACTCTCTTTCCATGGCCCATCTACTATAAGAGAACCCATCTTCTTGTATTTTATTTTCAATGTCCTTTCTATCAGCGATGCCTTCTAATATCGCAAGTTGATAGGGAAGAGCGCAAACAAAATAATCTTCTCTTGTTAAAAACGCTCGTACATACATCTGAAAGAAATCATATGACCAATGCGATCTGTCAATTGTGTTAACCCGTAGCTTTTTATCTACGGCTCTTACGTTTCTTATTCATCGTAAGTTTGGCATATGTTTTTACCTATGCTTGTTGGCAGTAAGGTATCGCGGCCTCTTGATTGAATTATATTCTGTTACCAGCTTCATCAATTATGCTCTGCCCCTGAATGTAGCGTTACCCACATTCTTCGGTTCAAGTTACCATCTCAGGCTTCCTTGCTTAATTCCGCGATTATAACATAAAACATTTCTGCTTTACGCGGCTACTGTATTTAACCAAGCACTGCTCATATAAATTTCTTTGTTGCTCTCAACTAAATGTGCGTATTTAGGATTGTTCAAATATTTTGGCTGTCTTGGAACGGCGTTGAATGGTTGCAAAATGTCACGAATTACTTCTTTATCAACAAGACGAAATTCGTCCACAATTAGAATATTACTTCTGCGCCCACGGGCGAATTCATTAGAAGCGACAACTTCAATAGAAGATCTGTTGTAGAAATTTATAAACGCTTCATTATTCGTAATGCGCCAATCCCTGATTTCTCTTGCCAGGTTCGTGGACATGCCATATATCTCGCCACTTATAATCTTTTCAAGAACACCGTTCGCTTGTTTTCTGCTACCACTGGCTATTGCTATTTTTGTACCAGGGTACAAAATACACCTTGCACAACAGAAAAGTGCGATCAAGTAGCTTTTTCCAAGACCCCTTGCCGCAAGAAACAAGAAGTACATATTATAATCCATCATAATTAGAAGGATTTTTTGGAATAACTTTAAACGAACGCCTATGTAATCTTCAATAAAATGATCAATGTGCTCCCGATAAAAGCTAACCCACTTCATTATGTTTGTCATTTTGGCCTTTATCTTAGCATCAATATCATAATTTGTATCGTTTGATGTTTTAGCCACCAGAATCACCTTCTTCTGAAGGAGGATCTTCCATTATCTTAACTTTGTACTTATCAAGTTCGGCCATATACTCTTCTTTTGTATCGTTTGGCAAATCGGCAGCTCTCGCCAAAGAACCTTTAAACCAACTTGTAACATATTTTTTTATTTTATTTTCTTCTTCATATCTGGGTACTGGCTCCGTAGACTCCCACACATCGATCAGAACACCAAGAGCATTTCTTTCCGCTATATTCGTGGTATCTTCCTGTATTGGTTTAAGTCCTGCGCTCTCCATTAGTTTAAGGTGTACACTTTGTAGAGACGCAAGTTCTCCAGCCTTACCGCCCTCTTTTCTTTTCCGTTCAATATCGATCTGTGTTTTACATATTTCCTTGATTGTATTTTCAAGAGATTTCGAAGGCGCTTCTCCGTTATTAGCACGAACAACCCAGCTCGAATACTCATCGTCCATCCTTTTGTATTCATCTGGCTCATATCCAACTCCCCAGAACTTAACTGACTTAGGAGATATTTTTAACTCTTTGTTTTCTTTAACCTCTTCAATAGAAGCAATTCGGTTTCCATCTTCTGTTTTTTCTACGTCTTCCTTGATGGTATCATCATAAGTTTTGATTTCCGCATATCCTCTGTCCAAGTTTAATGTAGAAAAATATGCTCCAAGTAGATAGTCAATTCCCTTGTCACGCTTCGCTCGTCTATGTACATCTTCACTATAGTAGATATCAAAAGCCATACAGAGTCTCCGCATAGCTTTACGTTCATCTCCGTATTGGGAATTGTAATCTTTTAAAAACTTATTTAGACACGCCTTACAAATTGGAAGATATCCATCATTTGCAGCAAAAAACTTGCTTTTAGTGGGTGGGAATGCGCTTTTTTGTGTAGAATAATTTCTTCCACAAGCACAACACTTAAAAGTTTCTTTGTCTTTTTTTGAAGACGTTGATGACGACGTTTTGTTTTTACTGCCTTTCGGCCTACCTGTAGCAGCTATAAAAATCGCCGCCTTTCATTATTAATATTATACAATGGTTGTATACAAAATGCTGTAAATATTTACTTTTTCATTAATGACGAATGATTGTGAAACATTATTACACCCGTAGTTTTGTTCGTTTGACCACGTTGATTTACCGCTAATTGTGGGTAATCTTCTTATCTTAATGTTTCTGTCCTCTTCCACCGATTCTTTATGTAGGTGAGACAAAAACACTTCTATATATTTTGCTCCACTCAATAAATCACCAGCATCATCTAAAACAACGTTTCCCAGTTTGTCAATTTTGGCATCATGAGCAAACATCATCAACGTATTCCCAAACCTATAATATTTGTTTGGTAGGGGAGAGTAGTCCACATCGATATCATCATCAAACTTGAACTGAGCGTTTAAACCATGCAGGAAATAGAATGTTATTTCCTTGTCATGGTTACTGGGTATGTATATAACATCCACCGGAGCAATTTGAGCCAACTTGTATATTGCATTTACAACAATATCAAATAGTTCGATATACGCTTCCCGAATGTCTTTCTCATTCGTCTGCGGCGTTCCCTTAAATGTAGTTCCATTAATTCCATTGGCGTTAAACAAATCATTTCCTATTGGGAATATGATTTTCTTCAAGCGAACGGTTTTCGTTCTCTCGATGACATCGTCCACCACAGACAAAAACCTATCCCGCGCTATCTTACAGTTATATTCATTGCCAGTTATGAATTTTGTTGACAATAAGTTATAATGCAAATCCACAATTGGAAGCAACAGGCAGTTATCTCCCTGTCCATAATCCTTGGTAAGCTTCTCATACTTCAATGGAGTTGGCTTATAATTCTCAAACCACTCTTTGATAGCAGCGAAACTGATTTCATCATCTTTATACGGCTTTACATTAATTCGGCTTTGGTACAGAATAATTTTATCTCCGCCCTGTATCTTACTATGATGAAAAGAATTTTTGTATCCAACTACTTTCCACATAGAAGGAGAGAGGTTGTGAGCGGAAAGCAAACGTTCTGGGGTAAGCTCTTCACCGTCAAACAGTGCGATAAGCTTATCAGAAGTGCCAATACCGTTTTTCATTTCAAAAGAACATGGGGGTTCCTCTGGATCAATTTCATTCTTTATGTCATTTCCGGGCGGAAGTAAATCCCATCCCGCTTCTAAATATTCATTAAGCAGCTTCGAGCCTTTGCGAACCGTATCTCTGTGTTCTGCAACGCCATAAAAATCAGTGCGGATATCAGCTAAGTCCTGATACTCCAAAGATGGATCAGTCTGTTTTTGTACAAGAAAATCTTTTTGTTTAGCTAAAAACTCATTCCGATTGTCCAGGATAGGTTCACTCCTTATTCCTAAATTTTGCTAACAATTTTCTGACTACGGCGGTATTCTCCACATAATACTTTCTCACAGTCCGATGGATGTGCGTATCTGGAGAGTGTTTCCTTATATACTCCGCCTCGGATTTGGTTATAAGATCCAAATTAGTTGATCATCCTTTTTTATATTTATTTGAAAAAATCAAGCTCAAGCAAACGCGAATGTGCTTTTGTTACACAATCGCGCTGCCAGCTTGAGAAAACAAAATCACTTATATATCGTAATTTTGAAGATGTTCTCCATAGTAGAGGATTAACTAAAAACACCCCTTAACAACGTTGTTACGGGGTGTAGAGTAGAAAAAAGCTATTAAGAAATATTAATATTAATCATCAACCAAACACGCATTACAAGCGGTTTTGCAGCACACTTCGGTTTTTTAAAGGCTGCGTCTACTTCTTTAAATTCTCCTTCCATTTTCGCTTCCTAAGTTTGTCATACTCATGTTGGCAAGTTTTACATCTCGTGGTTTTGGTATTAAGAGAAGCGACCACAATCTCTTCTCCACAATCAATACAACGAATCTTCTTTTCTGTAATTGGTTTATACCCAGAACAGTCATTACACATCTTTTGGTTGGGAGCTGTTTTTGAAACACGTTTCCCGCATTTACTACATATGATATATTTGCTTCCAATATTCTTTTTTATGTTTTCTACAAGTATATCTCCAAAGCCAACCCACAGCGTCTCCTTATGCTTGCTGTTCTTTTTATGGTACAAATAATCAACTATAATATCTACAATTTCATATATATCTATATTTGAATACTGATTAACAATCTGGTTGCGAATATCTTTATAAAGGAAATGAATGTTGTTGTGTTTATCACTATCAACATTTATAGAAAAATGATTTTTCAGATCAATGCTTGTGTAAAATTTGATAAGCGAGTCATCATAATCTTTTGGTTCTCTATCTGGATTATACATAAGATTTCGATAATCAAACTTTTCTGATTGATCGCTCTTGAAGATAAGGCGCTGGTTTGGTACAAAGTGTTCAAGGCGATTTACAAGACTATTATTCTTCTTAGACACTTGCTCCTTTGTTTTGTCTTTTGCATAGATAAAGAAATATGGAACCTTATTTTTTGTATGTGCCTTAATGATTTCATCAATATTCTTCGGCCTTGTTGGTTTATACAAGGTTTTTGCATAATCAATCACAAAGTTTGTTTCCATGCACAAATACTTTACAGCATCCCAATTGACAGGCTTACCATCAGAATCACAAATCTTTGTAATGTCATTGCTTTTTTGACCAATGCTTCCTCCTGTATAAGCGGCGATCAGTCCCTCAAAAATCTTTTTAGAATCAACATGCATGTTCTCCGCCTTACGCATCTTATAATAGAGGGGAACCACATCATTCATGTTGCGTTCTGCGATGCTGACAATTAACTTATCCGCGCACACCAAACTTCTATCTCCGTCAAAATCACATTGAAGAACTCTGCTGATCAAGTCATGACTGGATATATACAAAGCGTTTGTTGTAAACCACTCCTTGCAGTTTACATCGTTGTATATATTCTGGCGAACTGCGTGTTCTCTGTAGAGGTGCGGACTACGCAAACAATCCAGCTTATTATACCTCTTAAACAAACTACAATATACTTCTCCGCAGCCAATAATACCAACTGGACGCTCGTTTTTCATGAACAAATATTCGCAAAATGCATATAAATCTGGTATAATGAATGTGTATTTTCCATTAACATCCAATTTGCCCGCTCTGGCTTCACGCACAAGCTTCTTTTTTATTTGCATCAATACATCTTTTGTATACACATCCCCCAGTAGTTCCGGATAAAGGGCGAGTGCCTGCTGCAAATATGTTTGATTTATCTCTCTCTCATTTACACCAAAAACGCGAAGCATCGTTTTTCTGTCTTTTGCAATCTTGCGTATTTTTTCAGAAGACCGCTGCGCAATCTCGCCCAATTCCCAGTCCGTCATATCGCTAAGGGTTTGAAGCATCTGATAATTCAGCTTTGTATCCTTGAAATACTCTTCTTCTTCATTACACTTACCAATAGAACAACCGTATCGCTCATATTTGGATATGTAATCCTCCCAGCTATCATAATACTTCCACATCTTAAACTGGGACTTGGTAAAAATCACCTCTATATCTTCCGCAAGTACATCGTGCCGCTTTCCGTATATATCAAAAACAATCCCGTGGTTGATTGTTGGATTTTCAGCGTTGGCTTTCAAGATAAACTTCCTAAAGTCAAAAGATGCAAGCAATCCTTTAATCCAAGGAGCACGAACCATCATGTTCTTATCATTAACAGTTGGAATCATCATTCCACATCCGTCCGTATGGTTTATGGGAACATCCATTTGGATGCGCTCTATCTTATAGGTGGTGTCAACGATGAAGTCCACAACGCCATTAACAAGCGTTTCCATATCCTCAACCACAATACTCTTATGTATGTTAACCTGCCCCATACGTCCGTAGCACTGTTACAGCGAGCAAGATAAGCAAGATACTTGTTTACATTTACTCCGCCGCGCAGGTTGATGTCATCTACTGTAAGACCGCACATGAGCGTTGCCTGGTGCTTTGTCAATAATGATTCCTTGATAAATACGGTCTTTTTCGTTCTGATTTGGCCAGCGGAAGCAGTAAAGCACACATACTTTTCATCCCGCAAATAGAAACCATTTCTGACAAGATCCCTTAGCACATCGAAGAAGAATGCCCGTACAATAATTAAATCCTCATAAACAATATCTTCTTTGGTCATATTAAGCGTTCTGGTCAAAGCAGAGTCAAAGACAGAAACGATATTGCGCTTATTTAGAAAGGCCACGTTGAGATTTCTCGTTTGCGGTATACCATCATTGTTAAGTGTAGATTTAAGCTGCTCCTTCATTTCTTTAATCTGTTTGTTGATTTCTTTTGCATCCGTTTTTTCACATGACGCTTTTTGTTTTGTGAGTTCGCTCAACTTATTATAAACTGAAACCTCATCGGAATTATAGAATGCGCTGGTATCAACGCTGTAAATATGTAACTGTTTTGTCAAACTAATAAATATACACCATCCTTTGTATAACAATGTATATTATACAAGTTTCCATATGTAATAAACGCCATCTTTTAGCTCATACTCACAATCTGGTTCACACGATAGAATGTCCTCTACCTCATAGGTATGAAATAAATATGTAACCTGGCCAGAACGGATATCACTCAACGCATCATTGATCATGCCAACGTAATAATCGTCCAGCGTAGTGTCAAACCAGTTCTCTTCCTTGTAACTCAGATGTCTGTTTTTAAACATTTTACGGGTAAAACACTTCCCTCGCTTTTTTCTTTCGCAAGTTGCTTTAATATGTAAATTAATTTCTTCTTGTCCAGCAGTACAAAATTCAGATTCGCTAACAGGGGAGAAGTATTCACAGGGTTCTAGTACAGTTTCCTTAAATTCATTATTCACTTTTACTTCATTGCCTTCTTCCTCGATAGATTGGATTTCCAATTCCTTTATAGGGGGTAGATTTTCTTTCTTACAGTTATCGCGCCATAGGCAGTTCTCGCAGTTGTAAAATTCAAACTTAATCTGGTTCTCGTTCGTAGTGTTCATAATCTATGTATTTCTTCTCTCTTTTCTTAATTAATTAATATTAATTTGCATATAAATTTCTTTTTTTCTTGTTCTTGCGAGCATTTACTCAGTGTTAAAAATAGGTGGTTATTTTTCAATTAATTTAATTAGAACTCACATTATTTTTCATCCCCCTCATTTTAATCATCCACTCACGCCTGCGCTCTGCCTCTTCCGGAGACATAACCCTCTTGGTTACGGGACGAAGTTTAAAACATCGTACAGGAACATGGGCTACTATACTGCCATCATGATTTACACTGGTGATTTCAGCGCCTTCAACACCTTCCTCAATTAACTTATTTACAACTTTAATAATTTTGGTCTCACCAGTGGTAAGTGTGCCGAACTTTTCTCCAACAATATAACTAAATACAGTTTCTTTAAACTCTTTAGCCATATATTAAGACTCCTTCTTTAATATTGTTTTGCAGGTTTCACGTTTACCATTAATAATTTTTCGTTCTGTTACAACAGAAAATTTAAGTTCTTTTTCTATGTAATCCATGATACGGATAAACGTGTATCTGTCTTTTTGTATGGATGGAAACAATTTACAGGCTTTGGCTACTACGATAATTGTTTCCTTATCAAGAGACTCATATATGCATTTATTAAGCCAATGTTTTTCTATGTATTTTCCAAAAGGTTTGGAATCAACAAAAAGCCTTTCTGGTTGTTTAACGTCATCGCTCACAATATGCTTTATAGTATCAAACCACCTGGCATCGTTTTCATTATAAATATATTCCTTAAATTCTCGTCTCCTTTCCTTTAGATATTCATTGTTAAATTTATCTCGTGGTTTATACTGGTTTACAACAATTAAATTTTCAACGTCAAATCTACAACGGCCAAGGAATTGTGTAACATTCATTTCGTCAGGAATACAACAAACTACATTTTTAACTCCACTTTCTTCTATAAGATTGATCCCTTCCCTCATTGTACTGGTAGTCAGCAAAACATTCGGTTTGATAAGCTTTCCTTTCCACATAGCTTCTTCTGGAAATTTGCCGTACCATATTATATGATTTCTGATAGCTCTCATTTCTTCCGTAAAATTCTTGTTGTTCTGGCTAATCAGCACAACCGAATTTGGTATTTTTTTATTTAGATCGTAACAACCATCCACCGTATCGCACAACAATATCGTTTTCCCCAGCGATTGATCTATTAATGGATCGCCTCTGTGATTGCCACAACCAGAAAACAAATAAGGTAAAAACTCAAACTGGGTGCAATACAAATTCTTAGCCTTATAACGGATGAGAGGAGTATCGTTGAGCGGGTTGATGTTAACCCCCCAGAATTTCGCATACTCACGAATGATATTGGGTGTAGCGGTCATTCCAATAATTAATTTATCGTTTGCATACAGACAACATCTTATCCAAATTTTAAGCATGTTAATATCCTGAATGTATAAATCGCTCACCAGCGTATGACATTCGTCAAAAACAATTACCTTAATCTCACTCAATGTTTCATGGCCAGTAGAACCACAATACATCAATAAGTAGATTAATTTATCATAAGTCATGGTAATAATCTCGTTGTCATCAAGTGTTTCGTTTATGGGTCTTTCATTGTTCCACTCCCTAATTTTGCTGACATCGTATGGGTTAAACTTAATAACCTTCCCACGAGTTACTGACTGAGCGACTATCATAGAGCGTGACGTCACAAACATAACCTCTCGCGGCTTCACCTCTCCGCCAAGATATTCAATCAATTTATTTTCTACAAAATGGGTTTTACCAGTACCACAGGAAGATATGATGACGTTAAAAGCATCTTTTTTGATTCTGGTGAGATCAACTATATCAGATACATATTTTACTTTTCCAACTTCATCGTCAGGATTGCTCCATTGATCGCCATCCAATACATAATTCAGTTCATGAGTTTCATTCATTGTACCACCTTGTGTTTTCAATAGTTTATTTTTAGCTAGTAGATAAGTAATTTTTAAGTACAGTTAATACGATTATGTTTAAAAAAGCTTATATATAGGCAAAAATAGGCTGTTGTAATTTTCTGAACCCGGATTAGATACGGTAGAATCTCGTTTCTCCTCGGTAATATTATAGTAACCGTAATGTATAACCCAAAAAGTGTATTTCTCTAATATTATGGTTTAGATACATACATATATAGGCACGTATAATATGCAGTAAACATGTATAAATGCCGCTTATTTGTGCATACTCTGTATAATCATTACAGTACGTCATTCATCATAAACTCCTTCATCTCATCATCCGTAATACCAATATATCTCGTAGTGACATCAGGGCTGTTGTGATTAAACGCAACCATGAGAGTAGTAAGAACGCTGGTGTCACCTCTCTGACAGCCAAGCTTATACTTCTGATACCCCAGCGTTTTTCTGAGGCTGTGTGTTCCGATGTTGCATTTACTCTGATCAATCCCAAGTTCGTTTGCAGCTTTGTTCAATATTGCCCAAGCTGGACGTACTCCAATATGACCGATAGCATTAGGGTTGACTGCGTCCGTCCTGCTTTGTACTTGGCTACTAAAAAGAAAATCATTGGCGTTAGCAAGAGAAGGAAAATTATTATATTTATTATTAAGGTACAACTGTATTGCTTCCTTTGATGCGCTGTTCAGATACATGTACTTAAACAGCTTCTTCGTTTTCTGTTCCTTAAAAATAGATATCTTATCTACAATTTGGCCAGTAGAAAAATCAACTACATCCCGTACACGCAACTTTACAAGATCTCCACATCTGCGGCCAGTATTGATACCCATAAC